TATCAATATTTTTCTAAACAGAAAAACCAAAAGTGGTGTACCGGTAAATCAAAACCCCCATATTTAGTGTTTTTCATTCAATTACCAGGTTTCCGATAATTTATCGTTATCAGAAATGACTAACGATAATTAATGATTATCAATAGTGTTGCTGTTTTGTTCCAACAATTCACATATAACTATCTTGTTTGAGATGTGCAAGTTTTGTCAACATCATAACAAAATCAACACTTATTTAACTAATCCTTTTCCCAACTTATGCTTAAAGGTTGTTCTTTATCACCTTTTATTGTCAGTTCAGCAGCTTTTCCATACTTTTTTGATGCAATTTTAGACGCTGACCATTGCGAATTGGCAACAATAATCTTATAAAGATTAACTAAGTTTTGTCCGGCTTTACCATCAATCTGTCCGCTTTCAATCTTAGCCTCAAGCTCTTTTCGTTTGTCTTCCAATTGAGATAGTTTTAAATCTACTGCTAACTCTTTACTTTTTTGGTATCTAAGCATCAATTCCTCATCATTAATTAAATAGGTCCTAAAAGATTGCCATGTAAAATCTGTTACCTTTTCAAATGTTTCCCTGATTGTGTAACCATCTGCAATTAGTTCTAGGATCTGATCCGCTAGTTTTTGAGTTAATTTCTTTTTTCTTCCAGCCATAATTTTATATGTCTTAGCAAGGGTGAAGTGGGAAGATAGAAAGGAAAGGAATAAGATCATTCCCACTTCAATTGTTGCAACATTTAACAAACAAGGGTGATGTTTGTATGCTTTGCGTTATAACATACTATATCTAGTTTACCAATCAAAAATGGTCTTTTTAGGTAGAATTGGCTTGTTATTATTTGTGAATGGATTTGTTTTAATTATTCCTTTTTCCTGCATATTACTTAAAATCTTAAGAGCTGTATAAGAACCATATAATTTGTTTTCAATGATTTGCTTTAAGGTATTGGCAGAGAGGACGCCATTTTGGTAGTCGTTTTCTAATTGCAAAACAATTTCAATCTTCTCCCCCCTTGTGTAATTATTATTGTATTTGCTTTGCAGAGGCATACCATTAAACAAATATATTGGTTTATCCTTATCCATCTTTTTAAATCCTTTTAATCAATCAAACCTCTAATAGTATTATTAATAATGTTATTATAAAGAATAGTATTATACTACTAATACCCCCCAAATTTTGGGTAGTCTGACTACTTAAATTTTGGGTAGTCTAACCACCCATATTTTGGGTACTCTTAATCTTATTAACATTAGCTTTAGATCCCATTAAAAAGTAATAATTAGCAGACTTACGCCTGTAAATCTTTAAATAACCATATTTAACCAGCTCAGCCTTACAATTTTGAAGTGTATTGGTAGATATGCCTAATTTTTGCTTTAAATTGCTATTTCTCAAGGTCCTAAAGTTCTCAGATAATGATTTAATGTAAATATATAATAACTTAGCGTTATTGCTTAAATTAACGTCTAAAATGACGCTGTTCGGTATTATTGAAAACCCTTTCCTGGTCTTTTGCATAGATTACCCAAATTCTAAGTAGTCTTAATATACCCTTAAATTAACTATTGCAATAGTGTACAAAAAGTGTATAACTTTAGTATGTTAACGAATCAAAAGAAAGGAAACAAAAGTATGATTTATAAATTCAAAGGATCTGAATCTTATAAAGATTTATGCGATTTAGAAGATAAAGGCATTATATCAAGATCAGATCATAATGTTTACTCTCCAAGATACAAAGAATATTTAAAAGCTAGAAAAAAATACTTAAAACAAAAAAAAGGAGAAATAAATGACAATGATAATACTTGATACAATTGTGCGGTTCATACCGGTGGCATTAATTGCTTATATAGTTCTAACGAAAGGAAACTAATGGATAAGCAATTATTATTAATCCTATTGGTAGGCTTAGTGTTTGCTATTTGGGAGTACATAAAATATAAAAGACAAAAGGAATTAGATGAAAGATTGCAAAAGCACCTTTGGAAATACTTTAACGAAAAGCATTGATCTTAAGGAGCTAGAAAAACAAACCTGCCTTAACATCCTTGTAGTAAAAGGTATCATTTATCGAAGCTATAAAAATAAAAGGCTTGGCAAGAAAGGAATAAAATTACTTAAATGATTGATTTATTAATTATCGTTTTATTTTTTATTTAAATATTACTTTAGCGTTAAAGCTGAATGAAATTCTTTCATCATTTTCATCTTCAGTAAAGAATGGATATACGCAATGCCTAAGATTAGATGGGAATAAATACCAGGTTCTAAGCTCAGGTTTAATTAAATAATTACTGTCATTAAACATACTTTCAGATCCTTCAATAAATTCTATGTGTCCAGAAGTGTCAAAATGTTCCTTAGCATTTTTAAAACTTTTCATATTTTCAGGTATTCTAAGATAACCAACGCAACTCAAATCAGGGTTCATTTGATAATCTGAAAAATTTGTGTGCGTATGATTAGGATTATAATCGCCTGGTTTTTGCACAACGAACCAAGCTGCAGTTATTACTATTTTTTCAACTTGATGTTTTTTTAGATGACTTTCTGCATAGGCTTTAATGATGGGATCAAAAAACTGAGCTTTCCATTTACTCATAGGTTCATGACTAATTAAGAATTCTTGATGTATCTGACCGGCTAATTTATGTCTAAAATTATGCTCCTTAGATAGTTCCTCACTTGCTCTAATGGTTTTTAAATCTTGGTTAAAATCCTTAAATAATTCAATCGGCAGCTCTGCCTTTGCAATGGTTGAGCCAAAAGGTTTAAATAATTTAAAATTTATTTTATCTTTCATAAATCATTAATATCATAATGATAGATTTAATTTTAATAATCATATTTATAATTTAAATTTTTTTAAATAATATTCTCCAAAACCAAGATCTAAATATTGATATACAAGTAAATATTAATGCTATTTGAAAACTATCACTAACTGTTGGATGTAAATCAAACAGAGGAAAGATTAACAACTGAATAAGCGTAGCCAATAATAATCCACTTCCAACATCAATAATGCTTTCAATTAAACTCCGCACATTCCCTCACATTCATTATTAAACATATCTATTTGTTTAGATTTGTCATCTTTTTTAAATTCTACTTGGTCTAAAGGTATGCATGATCGGTGAGTAAATATTTCCTCATCCTCTTTTCTAGTTATATTTCTAATTTTTTTATCAAATTCTACTGCATCAGCAAATTCTGCAACCCTCTCAGTTTTCATAAAATGCCAATAAGCATCATTATGATATGGACAACAAATACAAGCTGATTTTTCAGGTAAAATATAATTATTTTTTTTTAACCAATTTATGCAATCTTGTCTTGACATTTTCATTTCTATTAAAGGATGTCTATTAAGAATATATTTATCTCTTGCAGGTTTCATTCTCATTATCTCATCCATAGAAATACCTATCCATTGTTCAACATATTTATCTTTAGGAAAATGCTTACCCCTTTCAACACCACATAATTCTCTAATCTTTTTTCTAATAGGTTGAATTTTATAATCATTTGTGCATTGACGCATTACCATACCTTTTTTATTGGTAATTTTATTTTTAGTAAAAAATGGTGCTACTAAAAATTTACTTTTATCTTTAGCTGCTAACATATCTTCTTTAATATTTCCTTTTCGAACAATATGAACTGGATAAGGCAACATAGATATTAAATAATCTAAATATAAATAAACTGATTTTGGTTCATAACCTGTGTCTGCGAAGATCGCACAATCAGGTTTAGGCAATTCTCCTTTAGCTGCCATAAGTGCCATTGTTGAGCTTTGTACTCCAGCTCCTAAACTAATAATTATTAATTTTTTTTCTCTATTTTTTTCTATCATTTAATCTCCTTTATAAATCATTAATATCGTAAAGCTCTTTAATATCTACCTTGTAGGCAGGTGGTCTATTATGATGTCCAAAATTCGTTAATCGTTCAGGCATATCATTTAAAAAAGGAAACCAACCCATTACTGAGTATTCAAAATTTCCCTCATCAATGACCAAAACATATTTAGCTTTTTTCTCTCCTGGTCTTATCAATAGAAAGTTATAATCCTTTCTTTTTTGGGATCTTATTTCTATATGGTCCTGCATATCTGAGTCTGTGTATCTTGAATATTGATCTGAATAAGAACCATTAAAATATTTATCCTTAGACTTAGCAAAGGCAACCTCAGCACAACAACCCATTATACCTAATGCAATTGTTTTCTCAGTAGATCCTTCATAGCCATAAGAAAAGGACTTACCCATTTTAAGGTTTTCAATAAATCGCCTTGTAGCTACATCACAAGCTAATTGTACTTCAAAAGGTTCAAGTTTTATTTTCATATCCAATTAATAGTGGGTTTATTATTATAATTAACATCAAATATAAACCAAGCAAAAGCCATTAAACCACCCTTTTTATCATTTCTTTTAAATCCTAATCTCTTTGAAAAAACTAAAACTTTTTTTAATTTATTTTGGTTAAATACTGTGGAAGCTCTCTTTTTACCTTCTAAAAAAGATAATTTACATAATAAAGCCATTTGATTATTAATGCTTTTTAATCCATGTAAAGTAAATTCATTTGCTAAATTAAATGGTGGATTTGTAATTATGTTATCAAATTTTTTATTTGTTTTTAAAAAATCAACTCCCACATTTCCGTAACCCCTATCAATTAAATCAGAGCTATGAACATCATAACCTTTATCAATTAATATTTTAGAAATAGCTCCATCTCCACAGGCACATTCCCAAACATTACCTTCAAATTTTTCATTATCTAATAAAGCATTGATTGCATAAGGTGGCGTAGGGTAAAAATCATTTTCTACCCTATTATTATTTAAATTATGACCTACTAATTGTAATGTAGATTTTTTCATTCGTTTTCCTCTCTTTCTTTTTTATCTAAATATTTACCTACGTTTTCAATTTTCTTTTTCCAAATCTTTAATGAATAACAATCTGGACAATATCTTTTATTATTACATTCGATAAGTCCAGGCATAACGCAAAAATTACATTCTTTTACTTTGTCTTGCATTTCCCTAGCCCAAGTATATCCTGCCATTAATATAACTCATTTACTAATTTTTTTAGATGTGGATTATTTTTAAATATTACTATATACTGCTCCGTCAATTTAGCGG